TACTATCATCAAGACCGTTACACCTTGCACAGGTGGTTGGATCAGTTTGTGCATCTGTTTAGGGTAGATACAGAAAACCCCACAAGAGGTGCCGTCCTGTGGGGTACTTCAAACACTAACAAAAGTGTACTCTACATTAACGGCACTTAATGTACCAGCAATGTATCACATGTCCATGTTCCATGTCAAGTGCCACAATGTCCGCATGTGTCCGCATGTGTCAAGCACATGTTGTCAGTTGTTGCATGAGGCATGGTGCAATGTGACACCCTGTCACATGTCGTCCTGTATATCCTTATTGATCCAGTTAGCAAGAACCATTACACCTTCCCTTGGCACCATGAGTAGCCAGATGGTTACGTCAAGTGTCACAGCTAGTATGGCTAGTAGCATGAGGCATATGGTTCTTAGTATGTACATATTGGGTAGTGTAGCATGGTTTATGTCCAGCGTTGCAAGGTAGCATTTTTACGTAGTGCTTCGTTATATGTTGGTACTGAGTCAAGTAGTTCCATGTGTTCTATTACTTCACAATATGATGTGAGTAGTAGGTTTAGGCTCATTTCTTGGCTGAACTGCTTGATGGTTTTGTTTTTGTTCTTTTCTGATTTGTTTACTAGGTTGGTAACTAGTCTCAGGTTACGTTCTAGTATCTGTGTGGCTATGTTGTTTCTTAGTGATGCCATTGTTTCATCGAATGAGTAGTAACCTTCCTGTACATCGATGTTCTTCTTGGGCGATTTTGGCTTCATGGTTTTCTGTTAAGTGCTTTTAGTGCAATGTTTAATGTATCAAGCATGTTGCCGATAACAGTGATGCCGTTGCTAGTGATACCATAATCTTTTGTGCTACCCATGAATTGTATTTGGTACTCACCCTTATTAAGCTCTATGACACCAATGATAACAGTTTTTGACGGTTTGTCGGTAACTGTGGCATAAATCGTGTAGGTATGGTAGAGGTTGTCACTTAATCTGCCCATTATTTCTGATGCTTCTAGTTCTATGTTATATTTTTCTTTCATTTTATTAGTTGTTGTTAGTTGGTTGTTTACCTGACAAAAGTTGTTCCAGTCGCAGTATTTCCTGTAGCAGTGCCTCATTATGTATCTCAAGTGTATCAATGTGATCCTCAAGATTGGCAATGCGGTTATGTAAGTGTTCTATGAGTGGTACCTGATTCATGCGCTAGTGCCCTTTCCTTCGCTTTTACGGCCTTTTGTGGCGGTTAGGGGTATGATGGTAGCCATTGATGTTATTGTCATAATTTGTATATGTTGCTTGTTAATGTTGTTAAGTCTCTGTAGCTGTTACTGTTAATAAACCAGCATGGTGGTTTGCCGTCATGTGGATCAGAACTGTTACCAATTATTGGTGCTTCTGATGCATAGAGCCAACCCTGCACATGCCACATGTTCTCGTGGTAGTTACCTGTTACACTCACAATGATCCTGTCGTTATCAATGTCACGTTGCTTTACCTTGCATTTATCTTTGTGACGTGACCAGCGTACATCAATGCATGTCCCATCAAGATCAGGCACATTGTAAACATCACAACCAAGGCTTGTTTGTATGTTTAGTGCTTGTGATGCAGCTAGTTCAGCACATGAAGCATTGCGATGATTGTCACGATACTGACCAGCATAGTCTTCAGGGAAGGCACTGACACTACGCTTTGCTTCAGCTGAGTCCTGACGTGCATCACCGACACTTAGTGCATATGCTAAGTGTTGTGCTGATAGTATGATCTTACGTACTTGGTTCATTTTGGGCGATTTTTAGTCACCACTGTCCCATTCATAGGCACTATTTGTTGTGGGCGAAAAGTACCTGTCCTTTGTGCCGTTCCTATTGCCCCAATACCTGCGCCAGTCATGTGCCACTGGTAGCTTGCTCTTGTCACGCACATCACCAAGCCATGTGTAACCAACTGGTTTGTTTAATGTATCAATGATGACACTTGTGCCATCTTCCCATGTTATTGTTTTTGTCGTGGTCATGTTAGAATGTCTCATAAGTGTTCTCGATGACTTTGAGGCCACCACCAAATTTGACCACAAAGATGAAAGCTGCGTCCATGTCAGGGAATGTTAGCAAGTAGTGCCCAGTGTTAGTGGGCACCCATACGGCATAAGGGTTCATGTTGTAATGTGCCTTTCTTGGTTGTCGGGCAAGTTGCTAGCATTACCTTGCAACAGTTCCATAACATTGCGTATCTCTGTGCTGATTCTTTTTGGGCGGTTCAGGCCATAGCTTGCAAACAGTTGATCAAGCTCGTGTTCCGATATGATGTCCAATTGTATGTCGTCCATGTTATTTGTCCCCGACGTAAAATGATCCCTTAGCATCAATGCGCACCGCACACTGTGTGTTTTCAAAACGTTTCAATTTTTGCATGATGAATAATATGTCACGTCTGATGTCATCAATACCTGCATTGTCGAGCATGGTGTGAACATGTTGATCTTCATTACCGCTAATATCATTGAGTGCGTTCATGTACTTAGCAAAAGCTAGTACGAAGTTGTTCTTGATAGCATCAGGCAAGTACAACTGTTTTAGTATTTTTTGATTATTGTCGAACTGTAGTGTTTGATATGAGTTCATAAGAGAATATAAATAGGCATGACAGATCCAGTGCATGTTGCAAGCACTTTTTTATAATTAATTTTATCCCTATGAAAAATGGATCAAATATCCATCAAGTAACCCACTTCACGTGCGTTCTTTTTATCATCTTCAATCATCATGTGGCATGCATGACACACTGGTAACCACATGGTCATGTCGTTCAAACGTGAACCAAATCTCTTGTTCATGTGATGTATTTCAGTTGCTTTACGCACTGGTACATGACCCTGATTCTCACACACCTTACAGTTGGTGTGTAGCTGCAGATACTCTGTCCTTAATACTTTGTAAAGCCTGTTCTCTTTTGCTCGTTTCTTGCTGACACGCCTCAGTGGTGAGCGTTTCAGTATTCCTGTTCTTTTTAGACCTGAATATTGCGTCATAATTGTCTCTGAATTGATTACTAAAACAGTTTCTTGGTCGGTCGCCTTTGCCAGCACTCATAGTTGTGGATCTCTTGGTAGTTTAATTAAAACAAGTACTACGGCTAACGCAATCAGTGTAGCCAATATTGTTGGTGTTGTGTTCATGTTAATCGTCTATGTTTATTAATGTTAAATCTTTTTCTGGACGATCTTTTGTTAATTGAAAGTCATAATACTCATCACAGTCACCATCGTTCCATTCAACCATATACATGCGCTCATATCTGGTATCAACTGTCTTTACAATCATACCACTAGGTGTGCATCTGTCATGTAACCATACTTTGTCCCCTATGCTGAATGGTTGGTTGAGTTTGTGGTTTAGGCTCATGATTTGTTAATACCATACCATAATTGTTAATCCCTTTTTGCACAACTAGATCTGGTTTCTTAATCAATTTATTTGACTTAAATGGCCTATAATCAACTTGATGATGCCATCTGTTAAATTTCCATGTCATTTTGACCACATCAGGGTGCATGTCCACTAGTGCCTGTGCCATAAGCTTTCTACCTTCACCCTGATACAGTTCATCAGTGTTACCACCTTTCATACGCATGGTAGTTACCTTGCCAGCAAGAAACGCATTAAATAGCACAGTGCAGTAACCATCCTTGAGTACACGTAGGCTCAAGTCAGTGTCCTCATTGTATCTACCTCTCCATCTGTAAGGTATCTTATTATCAATTAGGATACATGAATAGATACGTGTGTTCAGGTAGTATGGCGGTATCCTTTCAGTTGTTTTACAAAATGAATAGTAATTGAATCCAGCGATTGCTACATTTGTGTAGCGATCCACAAAGTCCTCAGCTGCTCTAAAGATCGCTGGTGTACGTACCACTGGCTTCATGTTCCTATTGAGTCTATTAAAGTCCTCAATATTATCATCAATAATCCAGTGCTTATCATTGCCGAGTGACATGCTATGCTCCCAGACCCAATTGCGTGCTGGTATGCTACCCTGACCCAAATTGCTGAATGGTAGCACCAATATATTACGCTTATCAATGTGTTCAGCATAGTTATTGTATTCCTGTGGCTCAACCACAATGGAGTACTTGCAACCCATGCGCTCCAATGCACGCACTGTTAAGCGCACGTTCCATCGACCCTTACTAATCACGTAGACTGGATACTTAGGTTGCATCAGTATATCTGAGTCCAGCGTTCTTACCACGAATCAGTTGTGGGTGCCATATGCTCTTTGTTTTTGGTGTTAGCTTTTGGCCAATCAGTTTAGAAAAGTCTTGCAAGTCTTGTTCTGTTTCAAAACGCACAGTTATTTTTGCAAATGGTTTCTGTGGCTCTTGAACAAATTCAGGCATGCCTTCCCACTCAATCTGATACTTGTCAGGTATATCAATTAGTTTGTCTTCCATGTTAAACCTTTGTTGGACGCTTACCTGATTGTATCCACTCAAGGCATAATAGGTAACCATGTGCATCAATGATGTTATCTTCTTTGTGCAAATGCATCTCACGTGAGAGCTTGAGTCCCACCATCATAATGACTGCTTCTTGTGGTGTTATCTCAGCTTTAAGTTTATGTGCTAATAGACCAGACCATATCTTTGCAGTCTTGGTATAGTCATCAATAGGTGTACCATAATGTGCATTACGATCACCAAGTACTAATTCAATTGCTTTGTCTGCGTGGTTCATTCTCGTGATAATATGTTTTCTTTTAAGTAATCACTAATCTTTTGTTTTAATTCCTGATCCGAAATGTGGCACCATGCCTCATTGAGTAGGTCTTCTGCTATCGTTAATCTTTTTTTATCGTATGTCATTTCATCTAATAAAAGTTTAATTTGTTTTCCAAGGGGTAAGCTCATATTTCATGTGGTACACGAAATCTGTTGTTTTGTAAATGTTGTAATCGTGCTAGTTCATCTAGTTCAGCTTCAGTATATGGTTCTTCAGGTATTTCCTCATATAATTCAGCTAATAATCTATTTAGTTCTTGTTCCGATATTTTGTTTATTTCATTCATAGTTCCTAAATAAAAGTGATTAAATTATAAGAATGCAAACACTTTTTTATAAAATATATTTGACCTTATTACAAGAAAGTGCATTCCTCCTCGTGATGAAAGATCAATTCCACCCAAAGAACCCAATGTTGGTTGGCAAAGCTACAATACGTATTGCATTGCTAAAACCAACACCTGAGTCACCAACGGGTTCCATAATCAGTGATGTGAAGTTTGTTCCTGAACTGAACTATGAGAACCTTAATCCAGCTAACATGCAACCGCATGTCATCCTTGCTGGTGTAGCAACCAAGGCATTACGAGAATTCCTTGATAACCCAAATTCAGCAGTGATAGATCATGATGTGAATTCATCACAATAATGAGATATCAAATTGAATGGCATGTTAATGAAATGGTTGTACCTTGGACAGATAAAGGCCAACCATCAAAACCACCAGCGTATGTTAAATGTGGTGGTTGTTTATGGATCGAATCAGATAGTGAAGAGCTTGCTATTGAAAGATTCATGAAAGTAGCTAACAAACCAACAACACGCTGCACAGTAATTTCAACTTCACAATAAAGATGCTAAAAACAAAACTAGGTCGCCCACGTTTGGGCAAAGGATTAAGAAAGATTCTCTCGTGTTCTGTAGATCCAGTAACACTTGAATATATTGAGAAACATGTACCAGAAAGTTACAAACGAACTGGTTATGTAATTGATGAAATGGTAAACAAACTTAAAGAACATAAAATTAAATTATAACAGTTATGGCTAAAACAACAAATATCGCAGGTATTATCGCACAACAACCAGACACTTGGGTCGATGGTTCTTTTAATGCACTAGTAACAAGTGCAAAAGCACCATATCAAGGTAAAGGTTCCGCTAAATGTATCTTAGTTGATCCACAAGATCATGCATCTAAGATCGAAGCATCATTCTGGAACGTAGATCCAATCCGCTATGAAGGTATGATCGTTAGCTTTTATGGTGCAATTAAACGCACGCAATACAAAGACAGACCACAAGTAAGTCTTGGTGAAAAAGCAAAGCTCACTATTGTATCATCAGCTGGTGGTGCTCCTGCTCCTGCTGGTGTTGCTGGTATTCACATGCCAGTTGCTACACCTAGCACACCAACTGCGTCTAATGCATCAGCACCAATTAACTTCAATGAAGAAATAGGTAAGATTGCAGCATTGTATCAACAGGCTTACAAACAAGCTGTATTAATTAAGAACATGAATGATACAAGCAATGATCCATGGGATGCAGAACAATTAAGATCATGTGCAGCTAGTATATTTATAAGTGCTGAACGCAAAGGTTTGCAACATCACTTGCCAAGTATACAAGTTAAGGCATCAGATCTCAAACCAGTTGTAGCTCAAGCACAACCTGAAGACGAGAATCCATTCTAAGATGTCATTCTTCTCACAATCAGGCCATTGGTACACTGTGACCGATGGCACTATTGCTTCAGCGCATGATCTGGATCTCAGATCAGCACGTGAAGTTAATGCATTTCCTTCAATAACAACTGTGTTGAAGGAACGTGCTAACGGCGCATTGGATACGTGGAAACAAGATCAATTGTTTCAGGCTATGGTTACTCACCCTTACAAGGGTGATAGCCTTGAGCAATATAAACAATTCATTAGTGAACTTGCTAGCAAGAAGGGCACTGATGCAGCTGATTTTGGTACACGTCTTCATGATGCCTTGGATATATTCCCACAGATGACAATTGACCAAGACCTAGCACCATACATTGAAGCATTTGCTCCAGCGTATCATGAGATGGTCTCAGAAC